TGTGTAGAAATAGAAACTGGAACTTGTATTACAATTGAAAGAGGACAACCTCACCAGTTAATAGCATTAGAAGATAATTCAGAAATATTTGAAGTATCAACTCAACATTTTGATGAGGATAGCTATAGAATTAGAGTAGGAGATAAATAATGAATGTAGTAGTTATAGGAGAAGCTTGTTATGATGAATTTATTTACTGTAAAGTAGATAGAATTTGTCCTGAAGCTCCCGTTCCAGTATTAAATCCATTAGCAGATATTACTAATTCAGGGATGTCTCAAAATACCGCTAATAACATTAGATCAATGTTTAAAGAAGCTAAAATTGATGTTATACAGCAAAATGAAGTGATAACTAAAACTAGATATGTTGAAAGCAAATCTAATCAAATGTTTATCAGAGTAGATAAAGGGGAAGATAAAATTGAACCTATAGCATGGAATGATAATTTAGTTAAAAAAATATCAGATGCTGACGTTGTAATTGTTAGTGATTATAATAAAGGTTTTTTAACAGATAAAGATATTACTATTATAGGTACTTTATCTCCATTATCTATTTTAGACTCAAAAAGAAAGTTAAATGATGATATGATAACGGATTATACATTTGTTAAATTAAATGAAGATGAAAGTTTAAATAATCCATCATTAACTAAAAGTAATATTATTACTACATTAGGTGCTAAAGGTGCTCAATATGAAGGTAAAATTTTTGAATCACCTAACCCACAACAAACTATTGATGTAAGTGGTGCTGGAGATACTTTTACAGCTGCCTTTATAGGTAAATATTTTGAAACTAAAGATATGAGTAAATCGATTAGATTTGCTAATAAAATGGCATCTATAGTAGTTAGCAAAAGAGGTGTTACTACTCCTTAAATTATAATCAATTAATATATATTTATAACCAAAGTTTACAATTATGAGTAATGTAATCAAGTTACAAGACGATGAGATAAATGACATAAAAAAAGGCCAAGAAGATTTATCTCAATTAATATTTAGAATTGGCCAACTAGAAGTTCAAAAAAGAAATATTTTTGGTGACTTAGATAAAGTTGTTGCAGGAAATAATTCATTAGGAAAAAAACTTCAAGATAAATATGGAGAAGGTGATATTAACCTAGAAACAGGGGAATTAACCTTAAAAGAAGAAACAAAATCAACGGAAAAAAATTAATTTCTTGAGAAAAGTTTCAATATTTATAAGAAAATAATATAAAATAATAACGTAAAATGGCAGAAACTCTTTTATCTCCTGGTGTATTAGCCCGAGAAACTGACCAATCATTTATAGAAGGACAACCTGTACAAGCTGGTGCAGCAATTATAGGTCCTGCAGTTAAAGGTCCAGTTAATATCCCAACATTAGTTAGTTCTTTTTCTGAATATCAATCAGTGTTTGGCGGTGCTGTTACAAGTGAATCAGTACAATATTCTTATCTTACTTCAACAGCAGCTAACAACTACTTTTCACAAGGTGGTTCTAGTTTATTAGTAACTAGAGTAGTAAGTGGTAGTTTTACTCCAGCTAAATCAAAAAATATCTTAAACGCTGATGCAGCAGTAGCTTTTCAATTAGCTACTTTAGCTGAAGGTGATATAATGAATAGTATATCTGGTTCTTCAGGTAACTTAGGTACAGCAGATAATGTTATTTGGGAAATTACATCTGCTAACACATCATCTGGTACTTTTAGTATTGCAATTAGAAGAGGAGATTCTACTTCAACAGACAAAAAAGTATTAGAAGAATTTAGAAATGTATCATTAGACCCAAAACAAAACAATTACATTTCTAAGGTAATTGGTGATATAGCTAAAAGCGCAAGAACGGACGGAACTGACCATTATATTCAAGTATCCGGTAGCTATGTTAACAAATCAAAATTTGTTAGAGTATTATCAGTAGATACGCCAACTCCTGACTTCTTTGACCAAGCAGGTGTTGCAAAAGCAGCATTTACAGGTTCAATTCCTGTTGTAGGTAGTGGATTCTTTAACTACGCTTCAGGATCATTAAACGCAGTAAGTTTAGGTGCTAATAAATTTAACGAAAATATTTCAACAACTAATATACAAGGTGTTGCTCCAGCTGATTACAACACAGCTATTAGTTTGATGACAAATAAAGATGATTATAGATTTAATATCCTCTCAGCTCCAGGATTGAATAAATCAGACCATGCTACACAAATTACAAGTATTAAATCTTGTGTAGAAGGTCGTCAAGATTCAATTGCTGTAATAGATTTAGATGGGTATGGAACAGGAATTTCAACAATAGTAACTGAAGCAAATGGTATGGATTCTAGCTATGTAGCTACATATTGGCCTTGGTTACAAACAGTAGACCCATTAGTAGGTGGATCTGTTTGGGTACCAGCTTCAACAATGGTTCCTGGTGTATATGCATTTACAGACAAATCAAGTGATCCTTGGTTTGCTCCTGCTGGTATAACAAGAGGTGCTTTAGGTAATGTAATTAGAGCTGAAAGAAAATTAACAGCTGGAAACAGAGATACATTATATGAAGCAAATGTTAACCCAATTGCTACATTCCCTGGAAGTGGAGTTGTAGTATTTGGACAAAAAACATTACAAAAGAGAGCAAGTGCGCTTGATAGAGTAAATGTTAGAAGGTTGTTAATAGCTGTTAAAAGCTTTATTTCTCAAATTGCTGATAATTTAGTATTTGAACAAAATTCAGCAGCTACAAGAAATAGCTTCTTAACTTCAGTTAACCCTTATTTAGAATCAGTACAACAAAGACAAGGATTGTATGCCTTTAAAGTAGTAATGGATGAATCAAATAATACAGCAGATGTAGTTGATAGAAATGAGTTAGTAGGACAAATATTCTTACAACCAACTAAAACAGCTGAATTTATAATATTAGATTTCAATGTATTACCAACTGGAGCTACATTCCCAGCATAAAAATTTGAAAAAATTATATTTATAATAAACGCAAAGTAAAATGGCAGTATTAGATAGCAACGAAATTTTTTACACCGCTTTTGAGCCCAAACAAAAGAATAGATTTCTTCTGTATGTAGATGGATTCCCATCATATATCATGAAAGGTGTAGGAGCAGTTTCACTTACCCAAGGTACAGTACCTTTAAACCATATTAACGTACAAAGATATGTAAAAGGAAAAACAATATGGAACACAATTCAGTTCACATTGTTTGATCCTGTAACTCCTTCTGGTGCTCAAGCAGTAATGGAATGGGTTAGATTACATCACGAATCAGTAACAGGTAGAGATGGTTATTCAGATTTCTATAAAAAAGACTTAACAGTTAATGTCTTAGGACCTGTTGGAGATATAGTATCTGAATGGATTATAAAAGGTGCCCTTATTACCGAAGCTAATTTTGGTGATTTTAACTGGGATACAGAAAACGCTGCCCAAGAAATAACAATGACAGTTCAACCAGATTACTGTGTATTGAATTTCTAAGAAAATTTTCCCTTCACATATATTCCTCAAAAGAGCTTGACTTAGTCAAGCTTTTTTTTTGCTTTCTCCGCGGAAAAATTTGGATACCGTAGAAATTCAGCGTATATTTACCCTGTAAATAATTAATAATAATAAAGGTTATGAATAATTCAATTAAAAACACAGTAAAAATTAAAAGAGGTAGACCAAGCCTTAAAGGTGGTAATATAGTAAGAAGGTTTAAGCCAACTACTATGATGATGGATGATTTTAAATTTGATCCAGCATTGTTTGTTCCAATGAAAACTAGTACTAAAATGGATGCTTTACTTTCAAATGAAGGTGGTATGATGAAAGGTACTAATGTTGCATTCGTAGGTGATCCAGGTGTTGGTAAAACTACTGTATTATTAGATATGCTTGCTAATATGCAAAATAATGGAAATAAAGTATTGTTTATATCAGGTGAGATGACTCAAATTGATATGGTTGGTATGGTTAAAAGATTTCCTAAATTTGGTAAATTACCTATATTGTTTATGGGTGACTGGATTGAAAATGATCCATTAGTTATATTAAAATCAATCCTTAGTGAAGGATGGGATTCAGTTTTAGTAGATTCATTTGCAGAGCTTGCAGTTGCTGTTTGTGATTTCCATGGTGGTACTATGAAAAATGCAGAAACTCAATTGTTAAATTTATTTGAAAAGCATAATAAAGCTGAGAATCAAAGTAAAAGAAATACTAATTTTATGATTATTCAACAGGTTACTAAAGGTGGTGAATTTGCCGGTAGTAACAGGTTTAAGCACATGATTACTGCCATGGCTCATATTAAATTCCAACAAGATGGTCAAAGAGCTATCTGGTTTAGTAAAAATAGACGTGGTGGTCAAATGGATAAGTTATTCTTTAGTTTAAATCAGAAGAATCATGTCGGGTGGTTATTTACCGAGCCATTAAATATGGCAATATAACCTTTATAATTATTTACACCCAGGGCGTGCATTGCACGCCCTTTTTTGTCAATTGCTTGGCTCCGTACTAATTTTTTATTATGTTGATATTTATCATCAACAGATGTTATATTAAATAAAGATTATGGCAGAATTTAAACTACCAACTGAAACAGTAGATTTACCCTCAAAAGGCAAATTATATTCAAAAGATTCACCTTTATCCGAAGGTAAAGTTGAGATGAAATATATGACCGCTAAGGAAGAAGATATTTTATCAAATCAATCTTATATTGCAGAAGGAATTGTAATAGATAAATTATTAAAATCATTAATTGTTACTAAATTTAATTATAATGATTTACTAATAGGTGACAAAAATGCATTAATGATTGCAGCTCGTATGTTAGGATATGGTAAAGATTATAAATTTAAATATGGTGGGGTTGATCAAGAACTTGATTTAACATCTTTATCCCCTAAACCATTACATGAAGATGTAGAAAATGCTACTGAAAATAAATTTGAATTTACACTCCCAGCAAGCAAAGCAGTAATTATTTATAAATTCTCAACCCATGGTGATGAAAGAAAAATTGATGCCGAGATAAAAGGATATTCAAAAATCAGTAAAAAAGATATACCATTAGTTACTACTAGATTAAAACACCAAATTATATCTGTAAATGGTGAAACTGAAAAATCTAAAATTAGTGAATTTATTGATTCATATCTCCTAGCACAAGATGCTAGGGCATTAAGAAACCATATGAGAGAAAGAAATCCAGACGTTGATCTGACTTTTTTTCCCGAAGGACGAGACGAAAAAGCAGACCTTCCAATTGGGATTAGCTTTTTTTGGCCTGACGTCTAAAATAGCCCCTCAATTTAGAAAATCAGTATTTAAACAAATTCATGAAATATGTTTTCATGGGCAAGGAGGTTATGACTGGCATACAGTTTATAACATGCCTATATGGCTTAGAAAATTTACTTTTAATGAAATAAATAATTATTATAAGGAGCAAAATGATGCTATAAAATCCCAAAATAAGGATTCAAATAAAAAAACAATGATTAATCCCGATGGTACTATAAACACACCTGAGTTTATGAAAGCATCAAAGCAATATAAAAATAAAGCAAGTTACAAGTAACAATATTTATAATAAATTACTTTGTATAAATGGCCGATAAAGAACAAATTCAAAATCAAAAAGATTTAAATGCGGAATTAGACAGAACCAAAGAAAGTCTAAGGGAGATATTATTTGAACAGAGAAATCTCGCGGATGAATCTAGGGCTTTTGCTAAAAAATTGTTTGAATCCTCAGCTCAGGCTACAGCTACTTCTAGAGCATTTAGGGGTTTAGCTAATGTAAGTAGAGAAATCAATTCACAACTTGAAGGAATTATTAGAGGAGAGGAAGATTTTGAAACACTACAGAAAAAAATCAATAAATTAAAAGACGAAGAAAGGTTATTTAATGTAGAATTAGAACAAGCATTATCTAAAGCAGGTTTTGACCAAAAAGAAATTAATGATGTTTTAACAGGACAAGTAAAAATATTAGATCTAGTAGAACAATCAGGAAAAGAAATTTCTAATGAAGCTTTTGATTTATTAAATTTATATGATGACCAAGCTAATGCTTTAAAGGATCAAAAAGATGATTTAGATGAAATTTCGAAAAGAGCTAAAGTTATTAATGAAGGGACTGGAATTACAGGTACATTATTTGGTGGGGCAGATGAATTTTTAGATAAAATAGGAGGAGGAAAATTAGGAAAAGCTCTTGGTTTAGGAGAAGCCGCAGATGAAGGGAGAAAACTATCAGCGGAATTAACAAAAGGGGGAACAAAAGTAGCATCTGCAGGGGATAAAACCAAGATAATGGGTAGAATGCTTGGGACTGTAGCTAAAAATATTATGAAAGCATTTGGTCCTCTTGCTATATTAGTTGAATTGTTTAAAGGTATAATGGAAGCTGATAAACAAATAGTTCAATTACAAAAGAATACTTTAGCAACTAGAGAACAAGCAGCAGGATTTAGAGCCGAATTAGGAAGAGCGGCAGCAGCTTCAGGTAATTTAAATGTTTCAGGTACTAAACTATTAGAAACTTTTAATAGTATAAATGAAACATTAGGTTTTATTAATTCATTTTCAAATGATACATTAGTTTCAACTACTAAATTAGTTAAACAAGTAGGACTTCAACAAGAAACAGCTAATGCCCTAGCGGCTTTATCGGAAAGACAAGGAGAAAGTACTGAAGATAATTTTGAAAATGTAGTAGGTACTACTTTAGAAATGCAAAAACAATCTGGAATTCAGATTACTCAACAAAAAATATTTGATACTATAGCTAAAACTACGGGTATTATTAGAGCTAATTTAGGATCTAATCCAGTTGAAATAGGTAGGGCAGTTCAAGCAGCAGCTGAATTTGGAGCAGAATTAGAACAAGTTGCGGCAGCGGGTGAAGCTTTACTTAATTTTGAACAATCAATTGAAAAAGAATTACAAGCTGAATTATTATTAGGTAGAGATATAAACTTAGAAAGAGCAAGAGCAGCAGCATTAAGTGGAGATCAAGTAACATTAGCTCAAGAATTACAAAAACAAGCAGGTGGATTTGCAGATTTTAGTGCTATGAATGTAATTCAACAACAAGCATTAGCAGAATCTTTAGGAATGCAAGCAGATGAATTAGCAGACATTTTATATAAACAAGATTTACAAACTAAAGGGGCAGAAAATATAAGAGCAGAATTAGCAGCTACAGGTCAAGAAGATGCTATTAGAGCTTTAGAAGCCCAATCAGCACAAGATAAATTAAATGCTTCTTTTGATAAACTTAAAGATTTATTTGTAGATTTAGGAGTTGCATTTTCTCCTGTTCTTGAACTTTTAACACAAGTTTTTAGACTTGTAGGTCCAATAGCAGCTTTTATAGGAGATATAGTTAGTGGAATATCTAGAATTATAAGATTTATTGGTGGAGATGGAGGAGCATTTGATGATTTTAAATTTTTTGGATCAACAGCTAGTTCTATTGGAATGGATACAGCAGATGATATGAATATGAATATCCCTGCTGGTTATGGAGAAACTATTATAAAACGTCCTAAAGGATCACTTGCTTTAAATAATAATGATTCAGTAAATATCACTGCTGGTACTAATTTAAACCAAAATCAAGGTAATTCAATGGCGGGATTAGAAAGAAAATTTGATATACTCATAGCAGCTACTAAAGCT